GGGATTGCTTTTTTATAGGCGGGCAGGGTGGATTGCTTTATCCAACAGCTTATGATTGTCATTTAGTTACGCTTTGCCGCCAATCGGATACAAGTGAAAAGGAACTAGACCTATATATTTCAAATGATGAAGTGAACTTTACCAGAATCTCACGTAGCACACCTATAGGTGCTGATAGTTCAAACGCTGGGATGCATATTCATATTCAAATGCGTCAAAGCCGGGTGCCTTCTGGTTATGGACTGTATATCAGCATGGGAAGTGATGGTACATCGGCGAGTGCTTTTTGTGATTTGAAGTTTACCTATCATCTCTACCCTGTGGCTCTTGCATCTGACACAAACTCTTGATTAGTGGGGTGATTTTAATGAAGTTACGCAAGCTAATACTTACGAACAATGCCTGCTTCAAAGCGGGTAAAACCATAATACCAAAGGGCATTATGGTGCATTCAACAGGGGCGAATAATCCAAACCTAAAACGCTACGTTGGCCCAGACGATGGCTTGTTAGGAAAGAACGAGTATAACAACCATTGGAATCAAGACAAACCTGGAGGCCGCCAAGTATGTGTTCATGCCTTTATTGGTAAATTAGCAGATGGCTCCATTGCCACCTATCAAACATTGCCTTGGAATCACAGAGGTTGGCATGCTGGAGGAGATGCAAATAATACTCATATTGGATTTGAAATCTGCGAGGATGGTTTGACCGATTCCTCGTATTTTAATGCAGTTTATAAGGAAGCTGTGGAGCTTTGTGTATATCTTTGTAAACTCTATGGGTTTAGTGAGAAAGATATCATCTGTCACAGTGAAGGGTATAAACTGGGCATTGCAAGTAATCATGCGGATGTGATGCACTGGTTTCCTAAGCATGGTAAGAGTATGAATACCTTTCGAACAGATGTGAAGAAGTTACTAAACACAGAAAATAAACCACCAGAGCCAGTGAAAAAGAAATATTATCGTGTACAGATTGGTGCATATTTGGACAAAGCAAATGCTGAGGCACAGCTTGCCAAAGCTAAAAAGGCAGGCTTTACGGATGCATTTATTAAGTATGATTAATCAATTGGCAAGCTAAATAGCGGCATTCCTTGAATTTCATCGGGTTTCCCAAGCAAAATATTAAACTATTAGATTTATGCAGCCTGTGGGGGTTCTTCCCTTGCAGGCTCTTTTTTTATGCTCTGATTCACATTAAATTTTACAAATCCTCAACTTCGACCTGTTCCCACGGCTATTAGGTAGGAGGTGATTCCTAGTGAATCAGCACGAGGATAAAAAAGTTACAAAGATTTCAGACGAGATTATAGACAAAAGTATTGAATTAAAGAGGGTATCACAGGAACAGCTACAGCGTGAGTTTGATTATATCCAGGCAGAAAAAATGCTTAGAAAGATGCTCGGAAAAGGCTTAATAACTGAGGTGGAATTCAACAAGATAGACGCACTAAATCGCCAAAATTTCTCCCCCTTTTTAGCGGAGATAATGCCCTGAAATCGTTGATATATAAGGGTTTCAGAGGTAATATGTGACCTACCAAGAAGGAGGTGAGAGGATGAAAAAGATAACGAAAATAGAAGGAAATACGGCCAATTCTTTTAAGCCAAAAGATCGAGTAGTTGCCTACTGCCGAGTTTCTACAGGTAGTGATGAACAGCTTGTCAGCTTGCAAGCACAAAAGGCCCATTATGAGAGCTATATAAAGGCGAATCCAGAATGGGAATACGCAGGCTTATATTATGACGAGGGTATCAGCGGCACGAAAAAGGAAAACCGCTCTGACCTACTTAGAATGTTATCAGACTGTGAAACTGGAAGAATTGACTTAATCATTACAAAGTCAATTAGCCGATTTGCGAGAAATACTACAGATTGCTTGGAGATGGTTCGAAAACTGATCGCCCTTGGGATTCATATCTATTTTGAGAAGGAAAACATCAATACGGGTTCAATGGAAAGTGAATTGATGCTCTCCATTTTAAGTGGACTTGCTGAAAGTGAGTCAATTTCAATTTCTGAAAATACGAAATGGGCAATTCAAAGACGATTCCAAAACGGAACCTTTAAAATTTCCTACCCACCATATGGCTATCAAAACATTGACGGTCAGATGATAGTAAACCCCAAGCAAGCTGAAATTGTGAAGTATATTTTTGCAGAGGTATTATCGGGCAAAGGCACACAGAAGGTTGCTAATGATCTTAATCAAAAGGGTGTCCCTTCAAAAAGAGGAGGTCGTTGGACGGCTACTACTATTCGAGGGATTCTAACCAATGAAAAATATACTGGCGATGTTATTTTGCAAAAGACGTATACTGACAGTCATTTTAACAGGCACACCAATTATGGTGAGAAAAATATGTATCTAGTAGAAAATCACCATGAGGCCATTATCAGTCATGAAGATTTTGAAGCTGTAGATGCCATTCTCAATCAGAGAGCAAAGGAAAAAGGCATCGAAAAGCGCAACAGTAAATATCTAAACCGATATTCTTTCTCCGGCAAAATTATCTGCTCGGAATGTGGCAGTACCTTTAAAAGACGGATTCATTCATCCGGTCCAAGAAAATACATTGCTTGGTGCTGTAGTAAGCATATAAGCAATATAACGGAATGTTCTATGCAGTTCATTCGAGATGAAGATATAAAGACTGCATTTGTTACGATGATGAATAAACTCATATTTGGTCAGAAGTTCATACTAAGACCACTTTTGCAGGGGTTACGTAACCAGAACAATGCAGCGAGTTTTCGTAGAATTGAAGAGTTGGAAACTAAAATCGAAAGCAACATGGAGCAGAGCCAGGTACTGACAGGTTTAATGGCCAAAGGGTATCTGGAACCTGCCCTGTTTAATAAAGAAAAGAATGCACTGGAGGCAGAAAGAGACAGGCTTCTTGCCGAAAAGGATCAACTTACTCGTTCCGTCAATGGCGATTTTGCAAAAGTAGATGAAGTTGACCGTCTGCTTAAGTTTGCCACTAAGTCCAAAATGCTCACAGCTTATGAGGATGAGTTCTTTGAAGATTACGTAGAGAGGATTATTGTCTTTTCACGGGAGGAAGTAGGTTTTGAATTAAAATGTGGAATCACATTGAAGGAAAGGTTGATGAATTAGATGGGTCACACACCCTATGGATATAGAATTGAAGATGGAAAAGCTGTTGTGGATGAAAAGACTTCTGAGCAGGTAAAAGAATTATTTTCCGGATACTTGGCAGGCCTTTCTTTGAAGGAAGCTGCTAAAAAGGCTGGGATAGATTGTTATCATGCCACAGCAGGTAAGATGTTACAGAACAAGCACTACCTTGGCGATGAATTTTACCCACCCATTATTGATGAGGAGACCTTTGAAAAAGCCAGGGTGGAAAAACGAAAAAGAGCAGAAAAGCTTGGAAGGATATGGGAACCTAAAGATGTGCCGGAAACGACTTATCCTGTAAAGTTCAAAGCAAAACCTCTGGTGCAAAAATATGAAGATCCATACAAGCAGGCCGAATATGCCTACAGTTTGATAGAAAGTGAGGTGTAACAAGTGGCAGTGAGTAGGAATGTCACAGTGATTCCGGCAATTAAACGTGTCGGAAGCAATAAGAGCAGTGAAAGAAAACCCAAAATACGAGTGGCTGCTTACTGTCGTGTTTCAACGGATAGTGAAGAGCAGGCTTCAAGTTATGAAATTCAGATTGAACATTATACAAATTATATTAAGAAGAACAAGGAATGGGAATTGGCAGGTATTTTTGCGGATGACGGTATCACAGGCACAAATACCAAGAAGCGTGAAGAGTTCAACCGCATGATTGAAGAGTGCATGGCAGGAAATATTGACATGATCATCACAAAATCCATCAGCCGATTTGCCAGAAACACGTTGGACTGCCTAAAATACATCCGTCAGTTAAAGGATAAAAACATCGCTGTTTTCTTCGAGAAAGAGAATATCAATACCATGGATTCCAAGGGTGAAGTCCTACTAACCATTATGGCTTCACTTGCCCAACAGGAAAGCCAATCCTTAAGCCAGAACGTTAAGCTAGGCATTCAGTATCGATATCAACAAGGTGAGGTTCAGGTCAACCACAAGCGTTTCCTTGGATACACCAAGGACGAAAACAAGCAACTGGTGATTGACCCAGTGGGTGCTGAGGTTGTAAAACGGATTTAAAGAGAGTACCTAGAGGGAGCCAGCCTTTTACAGATAGCAAGAGGACTGGAAGCTGACGGTATTCTTACAGCGGCAGGCAAAGCCAAATGGAGACCAGAAACACTGAAAAAGATATTGCAGAATGAAAAGTACATCGGTGATGCCCTTCTACAAAAGACTTATACGGTTGATTTCCTTTCTAAAAAGCGGGTCAAGAATAACGGCATCGTTCCCCAGTATTATGTAGAAAACAGCCATGAGCCGATTATTCCAAGGGAGCTTTCTATGCAAGTTCAAGAAGAGATGGTTCGGAGATCCAACCTGCGTGGTGGGAAGGGCGGTAAAAAGCGAGTCTATAGCAGCAAGTATGCTTTATCGAGTATTGTGTACTGCGATCATTGCGGCGATATTTACCGACGGGTACATTGGAATAACCGAGGTTACAAGTCTATTGTTTGGAGATGCGTCAGCCGATTGGAGGAAAAAGGGTCTGAATGCACGGCCCCTACCATAAACGAGGAAACATTGCAGACAGCAGTGGTCAAGGCCATTAACGAACTTTTGGCTAACAAAGAACCATTCCTCTCAACCTTGCAGAAAAACATAGCTACTGTGTTTAATGAAGAAAATGATAATGCCACCAATGATATTGATAGCAAATTGGAAGAATTACAGCAACAGCTTCTTATACAAGCAAAGTCCAAGAATGACTATGAAGATGTGGCTGATGAAATTTACCGCCTTCGAGAATTAAAGCAAAATGCACTAGTTGAAAATGCAGAGCGAGAAGGAAAAAGGCAACGAATAGCTGAAATAACTGATTTCTTGAATGAACAATCCTACGAGTTGGAGGAATATAATGAGCAGTTAGTAAGGCGTCTCATTGAAAAGGTTACGATATATGAAGATAAGCTCACCGTTGAATTCAAATCAGGAATCGAAATTGATATAGAAATATAACCTTTGTGTTAAAACAAAACTAAATTTACTTGATTTTTATATCCCTCCATGCTAACATAAAAACAAATGAATATTTTGTTTTTATGTTTTTATATGGAGGTACATTATGTTATGGCTAAATTTACAGAGTTAGAAAAAGAAAAAATTCGAAAGGAATTGCTTAAAGTTTCCTATCGTTTTTTTTATAGATAAAGGTTTTAAAAGTACATCTCTTGAGGATATTACTTCATCAGTCGGCATTGCAAAGAGTTCTTTTTATATATTTTTCGAATCAAAAGAAATGCTATATATGGAATTGTTAGCGCATGAGGGAGAACAAATTGAAAAGCAGGTTTGGCCAAAAGTTTTGGCTGCTAATGATATACGTTCAGCTATAAAGATATATTTAAATGAGATGGCTTTAGAACTAGAAACAAAGATTTTAACTCAAAGACTGGTTTACGACATTGAGGAGTATAAACTTGTTTCAAGAAAACTAAATCCAGAGTATGTTGGTTCGGAGCATCTAAGAAGTATTGTTCCTCTTATGGAGTTTATAAAGTCGCGTCAAAACTCTAAGGAGGTTATCGATGAAGACCCAGGCGTTATAGCTGGAGTTTTAAGATCGGCATTACTAATAGGCTCTCAAAAAGGAGATTTGCAGCAATATAATTATGAAAAAATTAGAGAGTTATTATTCGAGGCGGTTACTAATCAAATTACTCGACCTTAATGGGGTATAGGTAATGATAATTTCAGATGAAAGTAAGAAAGTGGTGATATTTATGACGGAAAAAATAATTCACTTTAATAATGTTCATATCTGTACTGAGAGCTTTGGAGATATTAATAATCCAACAATCTTGTTAATTATGGGAGCTACTGCATCAATGATCTATTGGGAAGAAGACTTTTGTAAGAGATTAAGCAATAAAGGGTTTCATGTTATACGTTATGACAATAGAGATACAGGTAAATCAATTACTTACGCATATGGTCATCCAGAGTATACTTTTGAGGATTTGGCTGATGATGCAATTGAGGTACTAGATGCCTATAAGGTTGATAAGGCTCACATAGTTGGTATGTCTATGGGTGGAATTATTACGCAGATAATAGCTCTTAAACACCCAGACAGAGTTCTAACCATTTCATTAATTATGACATCAAATTTTGATTCTAATCTTCCTAAAAAGGATAGTAAAGTAACAGAAGCCTTAGGTGAGCTTAAAATTAAAAATTGGCAAGACAAAGATGAAGTGATAGAATGCTTTATTAAAAAAAGTAAAGTTCTTGTCGGGTCTAAAAATATATTTGATGAAGAGAAAATAAGAAGGCTGAATGAAGAGGAATTTAATAGAGCTAGTAATTTGCAGAGTATAGATAATCATGGATTTATTAGAGGTTGGGGTTTGTATTTATCTAGAACCAGCGAAATTAATGTTCCTACACTTGTAATTCACGGAACAGAAGACCCTATTATACCCTATGAGCATGGAGTTTATCTTTCTGAAGTTATACCAAATGCTGTATTGGTTACCTTAGAGGGTGCTGGGCATGAGCTTCACTATAATGATTGGGATAAGATTATTAATGCAATATCAAAGCGTGTATCGAGTTTTATAACTGAAATTTGAAAAAAGTTTTTAGATAGGAGTGATTTTAATGAGTAAAGATATGAAACAAATTAAGGAAATAACTAAAAAACATAATATTATTCTAAAGGAAGAAACAATGCAGTTTAATGAATCCGGGCTTGATTTTCAAGTTGTATTTGCACAAGATGAAAGTGGAATTGACTGGGTTCTAAGGTTGCCGAGGCGGGAAGATGTTATGCCTAGAACAAAGGTAGAAAAACAAGCATTAGATTTGGTTAATCAGTATGCGAAATCTTTTCAGGCACCAAATTGGATTATTTATACGGATGAGCTAATCGCTTACAAGAAGTTATCTGGTGTGCCAGCAGGAACTATAGACCATAATATAGGAAATTATGTTTGGGAAATAGATATTAACAATATTCCAGAATCATTCCACAAGTCTCTTGGTAGAGTGTTAGCAGAGCTTCATAGCATACCTAGTGATAAGGCTACAGAGCTTGGACTAGTAGTGCAAACCCCAGAAGAGGTAAGAATATCAATGAAGCAGCGTATGGATGATGTAAAAGCAAAGTTTGGTGTTGGTGAGAACCTATGGAACAGATGGCAGGCATGGATTAATGATGATGAAGTGTGGCCAATGAAAACTGGATTGATTCATGGAGATATTCATGCTGGCCATACTATGATTGATAAAGATGCTAATGTAATTGGATTAATCGACTGGACCGAAGCAAAGGTTACGGATATATCAAATGACTTTGTTTTTCATTATAAGGCTTTTGGAGAAGAGGGGCTAGAAGCTCTGATTTTTGCTTATAAAGAAGCTGGTGGATATTACTGGCCTAAGATGAAAGAGCATATTATTGAATTAGTTGCTGCATACCCAGTTTCAATTGCTGAGTTTGCAATTGTATCTGGTGTTGAAGACTATGCTCAGATGGCGAAGGAAGCGTTGGAAGTATAAGAGTCATTAGTGATGTAATGTAGTTATCGATATGTTCCCGTCTACCGATAGCCCCAAAAACGCAGTGGATATGTTTCCGAGAACGGGCATACTCAAATGACATTTATTCTGTCCTCTCGAGCCACTGTGAAACCGTAGTAAAATTAAAAAAATAATAAATAAGAGGGCTAAGCAAGGTAATGCTTAGCTCTTTTTTATATTAAAGAAATAAAAATAAAATTATATGGATACATAAAATTTTCATAATCACATAGTAGTGAAAACCTTTTACTTTCATGTTATACTAAATGTGACTGCTGAACTTTTAACAGTATTACTTAGGAACTAATTGTTGTTTCTAATGACAAATGGGGGGAATTAAACATGAAAATAACTGAAGGATACATGCCTTTTAAAGGCTTTAAAACTTATTATCGTGTAGTAGGAGAAGCAACTGAGGGTAAGGCACCATTAGTGCTACTTCATGGAGGACCAGGTTCTACACACAACTATTTTGAAGTATTAGACCAAATAGCTGAAACTGGTAGACAAGTAATAATGTATGATCAAATAGGTTGTGGTAATTCATTTGTTGAAGGTCATCCAGAATTATTCAATGCTGATACTTGGATAGAAGAACTTATGGCATTAAGAGAACACTTAGGACTTGATGAAATTCATTTATTAGGACAATCTTGGGGTGGAATGCAGGCTATCTGGTACGCTCTTGAATATAAACCAAAAGGAATTAAGTCATATATTCTTTCATCTACTCTTCCTTCTGCGAAACTTTGGGAAACAGAGCAAAAGAGAAGAATATCATACATGGATGAAGCTGATCAAAAAGCTTTACTTGATGCAGTAAATACTGGAGATTACTCTAGTAAAGAATATGGTGATTCATTAGATAAATTTATGAAAATGTATTGCGCAGGCGAAGTAACTGAAAATGATCCAGAATGCTTAAGAAGACCTAAAAAATCAGGAACCGAAGCTTATGTTGTAGGATGGGGACATAATGAGTTCTCTCCATCAGGAACACTAGCTGGATATGAGTTTACAGATAGATTACATGAAATAGAAGAGCCTTGTTTAATAACTAGTGGAGCAATAGATTTATGCTCACCATACATTGCAAAAACTATGCATGACAAAATTCCTAATAGTAAGTGGGAGTTATTCCAATATTCAAGACATATGCCTTTTGTGGAAGAGCACGAAAGATA